ATGACCTGGTTTATTGACCGGCGTCTTAACGGCAAAAACAAGAGCACGGTGAATCGCCAGCGCTTCTTGCGCCGTTATAAAGCGCAAATTAAACAGTCGATCTCCGAGGCCATCAACAAACGCTCGGTGACCGACGTCGACAGCGGCGAATCCGTCTCCATCCCCAACGATGACATCAGCGAACCGATGTTTCATCAGGGGCGTGGCGGCCTTCGCCATCGTGTACACCCAGGTAATGACCACTTCGTCCAGAATGACAGAATCGAGCGACCCCAGGGCGGAGGCGGCGGTTCTGGCAGCGGTCAGGGGCAAGCCAGCCAGGACGGAGAAGGCCAGGATGAGTTTGTCTTCCAGATTTCAAAAGACGAATATCTCGATCTGCTGTTTGAGGATCTGGCCCTGCCGAATCTGAGAAAGAATCAGCACCGTCAACTCAACGAATACAAAACCCATCGTGCGGGCTATACCGCAAATGGGGTGCCCGCCAACATCAGCGTGGTGCGTTCACTGCAAAACTCGCTGGCGCGACGCACGGCGATGACGGCAGGCAAACGGCGCGAACTGCGCGAGCTGGAAACCAGCCTGAAAGTAGTGGAAAACACGGAACCGGCGCAACTGCTGGAAGAGGAGCGCCTGCGAAAAGAGATTGCCGAACTGCGGGCGAAGATCGACCGGGTGCCGTTTATCGACACGTTCGACCTGCGCTACAAGAACTACGAAAAACGCCCTGAGCCTTCCAGCCAGGCGGTGATGTTCTGCCTGATGGACGTGTCAGGTTCAATGGATCAGGCCACCAAGGATATGGCTAAGCGTTTTTATATTCTGCTCTATCTGTTCCTGAGCAGAACGTATAAGAACGTGGAGGTGGTCTACATCCGCCATCACACTCAGGCGAAAGAGGTGGATGAACATGAGTTCTTCTACTCGCAGGAGACCGGTGGCACCATCGTGTCGAGCGCCCTGAAGCTGATGGATGAGGTAGTGAAGGAGCGCTACGATCCGGCGCAGTGGAACATCTACGCCGCGCAGGCATCGGATGGCGATAACTGGGCGGATGACTCGCCGCTGTGTCATGAAATTCTGGCGAAGAAGATCCTGCCGGTGGTGCGTTACTACAGCTACATTGAAATTACCCGTCGCGCCCACCAGACGCTATGGCGTGAGTATGAGCATCTGCAAGCGATGTTTGATAACTTTGCGATGCAGCACATTCGTGACCAGGATGACATCTATCCGGTCTTCCGGGAACTGTTCCAGAAGCAGAGTTCTACAACCTCCAATTAAATGTTATTAATCAGCCAGTTAACCATGTTTTTCTGGCTGATTTTATTGCATTTCCATTCTTAATTTTCACTATATTTTTCATTCGCTTAGCTTTTATTTTGGGGAGTGCGATTTTGAAGAAGTGATAATGCAAAACTTCCTTTGAGCTTTAAGGATGGCCATCATGCGATGGAGGAAAAATCCTATCGTGCCGACCAAAACCACACAAAAAAACCAGCCGCTTATGGCTGGTTATTCGTCAGTGAAGCATGGGGAACTTTATCTATATTGCAGGGCAATCATCATCTAATGCACGATTGATGAAGAACGTCACTCTGCCCAACACTTCCACCTCTTCCAGAGCGGTTCCTTCTATTGCCTCGCCATCATCCGTGATCAATGACTTACCCATCAGTTTTGCAAACTGCGTGTGGCCGTCGCACAAAATTAACAATACATCTCCTGGCCTTTTTTTCGTGGCTGGCTCAATGACTGCAAACCCAACATCTGTTTCAAGCACCCTGCTTTCGGCCCCTATGTTGCACAGAACGGATGGAGAAAGTTGGCGTTCGACGTAATCGGTAGCAGGTGATGCAAATCCCATCAGAGGACCCTCCCCATGTTTCTCAGGATCCAGTACCGGTTATCGCTACCGTCTGTCGTCTTGTCAGCGAAGCCTGGCTGATTGCGCTCTATCCATGCATTGGCGTCGGCTCGGGTGAAGTGCCAGTTAAAACCACGCAACTTTTCTATAAAGCTGTCTGTTCTCAGGTAGCGGTAGCCCTTTGGGTTAAGCTCTATGGCCGCAATAAAGGCGGCCTGAATATCTGAAATTCGGGGCATAATCTGCACTCCCTTTATTGCTGTGTTTATATACAGTAGTTTCAAATGGAATGCAGATCAATTTGGGTTCGCCTATTAATTTTTAAGGCTGAATGTCCTCAGGCTGCTCTGTCAGTTCAAGAGAAGCTTCGGAAGCTCTTGTTTTCCAGATGCTATCCTCTGGCATATCGAGGCGAACGTCGATCCAGCTATTGGCAGGAACATCTATAGGAGCCCCTTTCGTTTTAACAATTTCGCCTTCTTCGTTGAGTATGTATTTCCGCTTAAAAAGCCGAATCGTCAGCCCACCGCTTTCTGTCTGCTCAGCTTCAACTACACCAAGTTCTCCCATTCCACCCGGGTCCATTGGCGGCAGCAGCTGCCAGCCTTCTGATGCCAGCCCTGCCGAACCAGTCAGCAAATAGATACCTACATCTAGCCGGGAAATTTTGATTCCCTCCGCCTCAGCATTAGCCGTACCGCATCCGCACCAGATAAAATCATTTTCATCAATATCTGTGCGCTGATTCTCGTTCTGAGATTTCACGATTCTGGCCACCGGCGAAGCTGCTTTCAGCGTGCCATCGGAGGCTTTAGTGGTATTTTCAGAAGTGTAAACAACTGAGCCTGGCTTCACAGACAGCATTGTTGAGAATGCATCGGTGCCATTATTTCTTCCTGCGATTTGGTAAGAGACGGCACCACCAATGCCTGCAACACCTGCCCTGAAGCGAGGAGTACCGTTAACCATCACCGTATGAGCCCATACACTACCAACAGTTGAAAGTCCTTCAACGGTGAAAGCGTAAGGGTTACCGGCAATACCGGCGATATTCAGGGCATTTGTTAACGTACCACCGCTAAGACTAAGAGCACCAAGTGCTGTTAGCGCGCCATTAGCTGTGCTCTCTCCCGTACCGCCCTGAGCGATGCTGAGAGGAGTTGTTAATCCGTTCAGGCTGGTAATGTCTTTGTTTGCACCTTTCTTCGCCAGCGATTTTTGACCCGGTACGGTAACGGCAGTGCCATTGATAGTTATGGTGACATCAGATGTCCCGTTCATTACATCAGCGAACCCGCTCATGTAGCGCTGATACATCGTGAAGGTTTCAGCGATATCCTGCGCCAGACCATCCACGCTCAGACTGTCACTCAGAAGAATGGCAAATCGGGTTCCGGCGGGAACTGCTGGGTTAGCCGCTGGTGTTACGGTGAGACTTGTTGCGCTGCCAATGGTGGTAATCTGAAATACCTGCACAGGGCTGGTCATTGCAATAACGGTACATCCGTTACGAATAAGAGATCCAGCAGCAGTGAAGTTTGTGCCGGTACCTGTAAGGGTGTTTCCGCTGATGGCGATAGTGCCAGTAGTATAAATCATGTTTTCTCCAGGCAATAAAAAACCCCGCCGGAGCGGGGTTTGTTCAAAACTGAATGGGTTAGTGACAGGTGGTGCTGGTGAACGTGTTGGCGCTCACCCATGACCAGTTAAAGGGATAACCGGCGCGGTACTGCGTCTGATTGTTTTGTTTACGGACTCCGTAGATCTGGACGCTGCTTTCCTGTCCGCCGACCAGGGCTGTTCCGGTGCATACGGGTTGCTGTTTCTCAATAACGCCAGCGCAACCGGAGAGCAATACCGCTACCGCCAGGCAAAGAATCATATTTTTCATAGTGGTTATATCCCAGGGCATTCATGAAGCTACACAATAACAATATGAATCAACGGGATATAATTGATTTGGTAGATCAATTATTCGAAATTGATCGTTCAAAACGATCAATCATAATTGGCGCAGTTAATGGCCATAATCACGTTTCTCAGATTCGAATACGTAACGTTCTGAAGGTTGCCACCGGGGGTTGTCTGCGGCCTGGCGAATATCCGCGTATTGCTTCCCTCAAGTTTTGCCAAGCTCTTGTATATAGCCGAGTATGGCTGCGGTTGACCGCCAGCCGATACAACCCCGGTAATTAGCCCCAGCATGGCAGGCATGCAGGCCCACTTCCCCGCCAGAGTTGTATTGATGTTGTATCCTGAGCTGGCATCCACCCCGGCGGTACCGAGGGTGACAACATCGCTCAGCGTGCGCGTTTCGTTTGTTAAAATCAGCGTCCCTGATGCATCCCACACAGCCAGCCCGTAGTCTGGCTTTGTCTGCGGGAAAATAGAGAAAAAATAAACGTACGCTGTGCCGGTTGCATTCGGTCTGAGAAAATCAATCGTGATGGTGTTCCCGCTTATCGTCTGAGTTATTTCGACCTCAACCGTGCAATGAACGAAGGCGACAACAGGCTGACCTGCGGGGAATGTGTGCGTCACTTTGGTATTGAACCCCGATGTTCCCTGAAGTGCCGCTGTCTTTCGCGCCTGAAGAGCGATTGGCGAGCTGTTAGCGGTCACCCATACTTCCCCGCTCGTGGTCGTCAGTAAAACGCCATACTCCGCCATTTATGCCCTCTCGATCTGGAAAATGAGATAAGCCGCTGCCGCAGGCTCAGTCCCTGCTGAGTAGTCGGTATCGCCTGCTGCTGACACTGTTGCTGTTCCCCCCGAAATGGTGATCTTCCTCCGACTCGTACCAAACTGATCGCCGTTCATGACCTGAAAACAGGTTAGCCTGCAACCCGGTGGAAGCGCTACGGAGTAAGAGCCTGTTTTCTGGTTCTGGGCCAGCTGGAGATAGCCACAAACGCTGACAGGCTTAACGCCATAGTTATTTACATTGCCTGAGGCGTCCCATGTCTGAACACCATATTCCGCCATCCAGTCCTCCTGAAAAAAAAGAGGCCCCGTAAGAGGCCTCCCGTTACCATGTTCCCGTGATTCTCCCGATCTGCACCCTCAACACATTCCTGGAGTCCCGCACGCTGATTGTCTGGTTTGTCTGTTTCATGGCCCCCTCACCAGCTGTCGAACCGTAGTTCTCAAACGTACCTCCCTTATCCAGCCTCCATCCGACTGAGCCAGCGACATAGTTATTGGACTGGATGTAGTTGCCAATCTTGGCGTTGCCGATGGTGCCGTCCTGAATGAAGGTTTCCCGGATAAACACCTGCCCGTTCTGGATAACGAACGGCAGTGTAACCGCTCCCCCCGCCTGCGCCATGACGGCGAGGCGATCCGCCAGGAACAGCACCTGCGACTGCATGCCCGATGGAGTATTCTCAACACCAATCCCCATACCAGCAGCATACTGTTTTCCGTTCGCATCCACGGCAACCTTGATGCTGTACATCGCCTTCAGGTCACCGTTAACGTTCGCTATGGCCTGAGCGTTAGTGGTAATGGCTGAGGTATGTCCGTTGATGGTCGCCGTGATTCCGTTTATCTGCGTGGCCGTGGCCTGCTGGTAATCGGAGAACGTCTGGTTCAGGCTGTTGATGGATGCTTTATTGCCGTTCACGTCAGCCTGCAAGCTCAGCAGCGAACGTGCTGTTGCCTCCCTGTCGCTTGCCATGACGTTATCAATACGATCGATGCCGGCCTTGCTGTCACCGTACTGCGCGCTCAGTCTCACCCGCTGATCAACCTGCGCCAGCGTACTCGTTATTAGCGCGATAGCGTTATTCTGGATGCCGCCGCTGGCAGTATCGGTTCTTGCTCCCAGCTCCTCCAGGCGGGATGCCATTGATGAAGTCGTGTCTGTGACAACTTGTCGCAACGTGGTGATATCAGCAGTGTTTTGTGAGCTGGCTTGTTCAGCCGCATCTGCCTTACCTGATGCAGCGTCAGCTTTACTCGAAGCCGAATCAGCTTTATCAGAAATGACCTGAGTGCTCGCAGTGAGCTGATCAACAGCAGTAGCCCTTGCCTGAGCTTCATCTGACAGAGCCTGCCTTACCTCGGTAACTCCCGCCTCGTTCTGCGAAGTTTTTGCCTCAAGACGGGTAACATCCGTTACGCGCGCCTCCGTTTCAGTAGCGATCACCTCCCGGAGCTGTTCGAATGTCGCAGAGTTAGCGCCCTGTTGGGCTGTCTGGCGCACGATAACATCGGCAATAGCCAGCGCGTTGCCGATGATTGCTTCTGCTGTCTGCTTATTCGAACCTACGGCGGCAGCCAGCCCATCGGCGTTCTCCTTAATTGCATCAGAAAGCTCGGCCAGTTTCTCGTTACTGTCTACAGCACTTTCAATCAGATCCTTAAATACCTCGGAATCTTTAATCTCCTCCAGGATCGCATCGGTGATATCGGATACATCAATGCTGGCCTGCCCGCGCACCCATTCTGTGTAACCTGATTCGTTGCCGCTGCGGTCCACCAGCTGCGCGCGATACCAGAAAATCTGCCCCGCTTTAAGGCCCATCTGCTGATATTTGCGCTGCGGGTAAGGCACATCGGCAAGCAACATCGCATCGTCTTCGGTACCGGTCAGGCTGTACTGAATTTCCGTCTTCAGCGTGTCGTCGGTGTTCGCCGGGAATCCCCAGCTCAGCTCGATACCGAATACCACATTATCGGAAGCGATGAAGCCGACCGGTTTCGGCGGATTGCCCACTTTACCCGTAAGATTCACTTCTGATGATGTCGCCCAGACTGATGAAACGTCGCTGGCGTTCACCGCCCTGACGCGGACCAGATAGCGACCCGAGTAGATACCCTGTACTTCAAAGCCGAGAGAAGACGTTCGGGGAACGCTTACCCAGTTGCCGCTGTCACGCCGCCATTCCGCCTCGTACGCAACTGCACCCTGAACAGAATCCCAGGCAACGCGCATGGTGGTAATCGCAATGTTCTGGTTAACCGTAGAGTAACTGTCTACGACAATATTTCCTGGGGGAGCCTGAACCCCCGGTGGAATGACACTGACTGGCCGCTCGTCCAGTCTTGCGCCGGTATCAACAGCGGAATAGATATCAGGGTTGTAAGTCGTCCCGGTGACCTCGAAAGTTCCGTCGTTGTTGTCCCGCGTTCCCGTAACACGGAAAAGCGCTATAAACAGATCGTCAGAGTCCACGCCCCAGTTACATTCAGCCTCCGGCGTTTCGCTGTAGGGTGTGGTGACAGTGACTGTGTTTCCGTTAACGGCCTGGACGGTTCTGGCCTGAGCTGTGCCTGATGGAAGATTCAAAAACAGCCTGTTACCGGCTTTCACATCAGCAGCGCGATCGAGGGTTATGTTGCGGCCGTTAACCGCGCTCACCCTGCCGCCGATAGTTCTTCCGGCCAGCTCGTTAGCAGCCACGCCGATCACCTCACCAACAGGGGGAACGTCCATGCCCGTGCTGAAGGTCACCACCTCGCCGATACCGTTGGTAAGCAGCGCCCAGCGCCCCCGCCGGTTTGCCTCTGACTGCCTGGTGCAGCCGATCGCAGTCATTTCGAGCTGACGATAATCGAAGCGCATGGCCAGATCGTTATCGTAAATAGGCTCAGGCGTGTCTTTGTAGTGGTTAGCTGGGTCAGACCAGTTCACCAGCGCGGCAGTGTTTCGGGTGGTTTCACTCGGGTCCGCAAAGGTAAATTTACCCTCAACAACGCTGGCGTGGTTATAGATATGCCACACATCGCGGGGCATATCAGCCAGGACATACATCTTATTGTCACCCCAGTACGTCATGCCGCGAAATATACCCGCCAGATCACGAAGTACGGTCCAGGCGTCATTACGGTCCTGGATATAAACGTTGCAACGAAAACGAGGCTCCGTCCCGCTGCCGCCCTTGCCGTCTGGTACCAGTTGATCGCAATACTGGGCGATGCGATAAAGTTCCCATTTGTCTATCTGAGTCGCATCGATTCTTTGACCCAGCCCGAAGCGCTCGTTCAGAATGATGTCGTAATAAATCCAGGCAGGGTTATCCGTCCACGCCCATTTAAATACGCCCTCCCATGTACCAGAATAAGTGCGGGTTTCGGGATCATAAGTATCAGGTACACGGATGATTCGCCCTTTCGGATTGCACACAACCTGAGGAATGCCATTAGGGAACTGCTTTGCGTCAAACTCAACATACAGCAGCGCTGTGTTAACGTAGCGAAGTTTGGCGTCAATAATTTCAGTAACGGCCACAACGCGCATGGTGTCGACGATATTCACGCTCGTGGAATCCGGCGTGATTCTGCGAACCCGCAACTGCCATCCAGTCGAGGCTTTCGGAAGATTGACGCGGTGACTGCGCTCATAAAGCGACGTGGTTTTGTCATCAACAGCACCGTTAACCACCGTTTCATACGGCCCGCCATCGACCGACAGATCGATAGCATACTCAACGCGGGTGCCGACTTTATCACCGTTGTTTTTCTGGAGTAAAAGAGTTGGCCATCCCAGGCGAATTCGCAGCGCAGAGAGCTGCGTGTTGGATACCGCGCGCACGTACGGCACAGCCTGTTTCAGCTCGTATGAAACCTGAAGTTCGTTTTCAATGCCGGGGAAGCCCTGAATGTAGTCCTGGTCCTGAGTACCGGAACGGAACTCATATTTCACATTATTGAAGTTATAACTTCCGTCGGCGTTCTGAAGAGGCGTGTAGGAAGATGAGTCACCAAGAAAAATGTTTTTACCATCAAGCCCGCCAGCGAACTCACCCTCTCCAAGCGCAATCAGCACCTTTGCCCTTGCAATGGACTGAATGCTGTCCGGTGCTTCAATGGGTGTTCGGGTCTGATTGCTGCCACCTTTACCGCGGCCTTTGATGATTGTCGTCGTCATATCGCGTCCATAAAAAAGCCACCGTCAGGTGGCTTGCAGTACGTGGTTTGGTTTATTGCTGATCTTCTGCATAAACCCCGGCGGATATAATGGCGCCGCCAATTTCCCGTTGCCCATAAAGCAGGGGAACGGGATTGCCAGATGCTGTCGTGTTAACGGGACCACCAAACGCATAGGAGGGTTTGTTATCAGGTTCCTGACGCATTCGCAGACCTGAAACCTGAGGAGAGAGCATCTGCACTACACCACCAACGGCCATAGAACCAGCTGCGGCATATAGTGCCATTTGTGTGCTTGCTGCCCATCCTATTGGGTTCCACCAGGTAAAGGCCGCAATTGCGGCGGCAGTAACAATTTGAAAGAGCCCCGCCCTTTTACTACCGCGTATGACAGGGATAATACGGAGCTCATCACCAGGCCCAAGAAGATCAAACTCTTCCTTGCCTATGTTTATTTGGTTTCGGAAGATGACAAAGTCCAGCCCTTTCGCTCTGGTCTCTCGCAGGTAGGCATCAAATCCGTCAATGGTGTTAGAAAGTGCCCTGAACACTTCGCTGGCCGACGTTAGTGCGCGGCGATGTGTCCTGCCAAATCGCTGAGCCATTGAGCCGCTGAGTTTGATAACGGTTTTTCTTTCCATTACATCAAATCCTTATAACGCAGAATTTTGATGGTACGGTCACGGTAATAGCCACCGTAGGGAATACGCTGGCTTAGCTGGCCATACATGTGATGCAGTAGCATGTTGCCATCAAGCAAAATCCCGGCATGGTTCGGGACGGTAGACTGAACCTGCATGATAACCATGTCACCTGGCTGAGCGGGACCGTCGTACTCACGAAAACCGCATTCCTGCCAGTTGTCCATATAGAGGTTTTCACCCTGCTCCCACCAGTGGCGATCTACGCTGTAGTTGGGCAGTTCAATGCCGTGTTCGATGCGGAAATAGTCCATGATGAGAGACCAGCAGTCTGCATATCCGAGAACAAACTGGCGCCCTGTGAGGGGTCGGTCTCCGCGAGGCATGACGGTGCGAATGTCGCCCTCCGGCCACGATGCAATAATCCAGGGCAGTTCCGTGGCATCACACATCAGCATGTCGAGCTCGCTCGGCTGAGTTGTTGCCCCGTCGCCGGGATGGCTGTGGACGATCGCCACCACAGTGCCCTGCTCTTCGGCGGCCGAATAATCCTCAGGATTAATTTCAAATTGCTCAGTCGGCGACTCAGCATTATTTTTGCAGGGGATGTATTTCTCCACCCGCCCCTTCTGAATAACCACGCCACAGCACTCCTCGGGGAAGGATGCGGCGGCATGCGCCAGAATGGCGCTAACTGTTTTCTCGCGCATGATTATCCTCTCAGAAGTGAAGCCCCAGGGAACCCGCCATAATCCAGCTGCTCATTCTCTCCGAAACGAGGTTTGCAGCCCGTTGACAGCAGTCCGGAGCAAACATCCTGTGAGGGATCGTCCACCCGGTTGCCGTCTTTATCGAACCAGCCGTTTTGCCCGGCGTAGGTGCAGCCGTTCCCGGTTTTGTACCAGCCCCGCATGCACCACGTGCACATTGGCTGAATTTGCCGGGTCGGAATAAGTTGCCCGCGCAGATCGGCTGGACTGGAAAGCTCAAACTCTACGGTTTCATCGTCCGATCCTGATTTACGGTCGATGTAATAAACCTGTTTGCGCTCCTCGTTGGGATTCGCAGTCGGGTTCCCGTCAGGAAAATTTCTTGCGTCCAGGTAGTGGGCGAAGGTGTCATGGATGATCACCTTTGCTTTAGCCATCCCCTGAAACCTTCGGCACAGCGCGCCAATCGTACCGCTGATGTTTGCCACGGTGAGAGACGGCCGTGAACTCTGGCCGTCACTGCTTACAGATATGCCGGTCAGTTCATACGGCCACGCGCCATACTCCTGCCCCTGCCACCACACCGACTTCGGCTCAAGTTTTGACTCGTCGCCGCCTGCGGCGATGATTTCCGCCTCGGTATGCGGGATTGTCTCGTTGTGAAAGCGAAGAATACCCGCACCGAACGCTGAGCCGTCTACCTCGATCAGGCGGACGCGCTTACCCGGTTCCAGTTTCTGGACATCAGATGAAATACTCATGGATGGTATGCCTGTATGAATGTGCTGCTGAGGGTGTATTTTTTGTTGCCGTGGGTAGATATCTGGAAGGATTCCGCGCGCCATAAACCTGAAGGCTCAAGCGGTGGCTTCCAGATAAATGACTTCCACCCTGCATGTCTGTTCAGAAAGTTTTTAATGGCCTGAATGTAAGCCTCGTCGCCGGTAAAGCTCACGCTCCACTGAGGTGTTACCGGGTTGATGCCGTCCCCGGCCACCTGTGTATAGCCATCGCCAAACTGCGCCTTTCGGGTACGAAAATTTGTATCAACCTGAGAGGCAACCTTTGGGCACCAGCTGAAGGTTTCGACTGCCATGGTTAAACTCCCTTGATTAATCGCCACAGAGGCGAGCCCGGCATGCTGGCCTGTTCGTTAATGACACCAGTGACGGCATCCTTAAGCTGCCTGCCTGCTGCTCCGGCAGTACCCTGACTGGACGCCTGTGGAGATCCGCCCTGAATATTGATATCGCCGAAGTTAACTGAAGGCACACCGCCAGAGACCTGTGGCATCCCCACTGCGCGAACGGCAAGATCACCATTAGGTGCCCGCGTGAGGGGCATAATGGCTTCAGGACCTGCCTCGCCGAAAATCCCCGCACCCTTGGCAAAAGCAAACAGCTGAGGCGTCTGGAAAACGCCATTGCTGTAAGCGCTCAGGGACGGAGAGTCGTAAACGTTACCCTTCGCATTAAATGTGAAGTTCGCGCCAGCATTCTGAATGGCGGTACCGCTGCTGGCGGTTGCGGCTGACGAGGCACCAAAACTGAACAGTGATCCAATTGAGCTGACGCCATTAGCAACAGCCATGTTCACCAGAACGTTCTGGATGATCTTCAGTACGCTCACGCCCCAGTCCTTCCAGCTGTCAACGTTGCCATTGAGCATGTCGGTGATCGTGGTGACCGCGCCACCCATGGCCTGCTTCATGCCGTCAGCGGCCATGGAAGAATAATCAGTAGCTTCGTCCACCCAGTTCGCATAACCCTCAGACAGTCCCGTCATCCAGTCGTCACGCTGCGCATCAGAAGCTGCGTAATATCCCTCCTGGTCGCGCAGGCGCTCTTCGAGGTAGCGCTTATTAAGTGCCAGCCCCTGCTGATAGAACGTCTCGTCGATTTCACCAGCCTGACGCTGGCGGAGAAGATCGGTATTCTTCTGCTCAAACTCCTTACGCAGATTGAACTGCTCCTGAAGTCTTTCACGGAACCTGGTTCCCTGCCCGTATCCCAGCAGTTGCGCTTCATTGGCCGCGCGGGCGCTGGCGTTACTGTCGGCAAGGTTGGCTTCGTAATTTCGCAGTTGCTCACGCAATTTAACCTGGTCAATCAGTGCAGCATTCTGCAATACCGTCTTTTTCTGGGCTTCCGTCAGAGAAGCAAGTTCCCCCTGGCTGACCTGGTATTTAACCTTCGCCAGCTCAGTATTCTGACCTTGCAGGGCAATCTGCTCTTTTTGCTGCTTGATAAGGCGCTTATACACATCCTCGGTTTTCTCGCCTTCGGTTTTACCGCCCTTCGCCTTAGGTTTGTTGGCCTCATTATTCCGCCATTCAGCAAGACCGTTATTAATCAACTCCTGACGGCCTGTCTGGAATTGCGGATCACTGGTTAACCCCAGGTCATCGGCTGCATAACTCAGTCGCAGGCGCTCTTTTGCTTCACCCTTCAGGCGTGACAACTCCAGATCCCGGCGGCTCTTTTCGAGGGCATCGGTTTGCTTTTTGTCGAGGTCGGCCTGAGGAAGTCTGAGCGGGACGTTAGCCAGCCCCTGACGCGCCATAAGGAGTTGGTTACCCAGGCCGAGTAATCGATTAAGTTCATCGTGCTGCCCATTCATCAACAGAAGTGATTGATAAGCCCGGTTCTGATTCGCCGCCTCCTCCCGAATTAGCGTCACACGCCGATGCTCAAGACCTTCAAGAACCTGTTGGATAGAGGCAGATTTCTCCTGCATCTGGGCAAGCCTTTCCTGCTCAACAGATAACTGTTCAGTGGCTGTAGCCAGTCCACGGGTCACGGTATCCAAAGATGTCAGGTGGTTAATCATGAAACCACCGCTGGTCGTTGGACCGGGATTACTGATCACTGACTGATAACCAGCTATCTGCTCTTTCAGATTTTCTATCTTGCTCTTTTGTTCATCTATCAGCCTGTTCTGCTCATTCAATGCTGCGCGCGTTTTCTCAGCATTGTCTGAAGCTTCAGGCAAAGACATTGCCTTCGACTTTTTACTGACTTCATCAATCGTGGTGGCGTATTCCTGCGCCGAACGACGGGCCTGCTCCTGATTTTGATAGACCGCATACCAGGCACCAGCACCCAACATGACCAAACCCGGTATTCCGCCGATGAGACCAAGTGCACCACTCATCAGGCGAGTACCAACTGATGTTACATTGTTGAGATTTCGCTGGGTGGAGACGCGATTTGCCAGATTCCTGTCTCTGGCTGCCTCCGCAGAAGCCAGTCGTCTTTCAGCAATAGCCTGAGCATCGGCATTTTTTGCAGCCACCAGCCCTGCCTGCGCACGCTCAAGCGCAGTTCTGGCCCTGACTTTTTCTGTGGCGGAGCCACTTGCAAGAGCAGTGGTCAGCCTGGCTTGAGCTGCTGTGACTTTGGCTTCCGCTGCCGCAATTTTTTCTTGCTGAGCGGCCTGAACATCTGCACTTCGCGATCTTTGAACAGCTTGCTGGGCTCGATAAACTTCTGCCCTTGAAGCTGCAACAGCAGACTGAGCCGCTTTATCCTGCGCGACAGCAAGGGCAACCTCTGATTTCGCAGCTGAAATTAGCGCACCTGTTGCGCTACTGGCGCTGGTTACAACTCCGCTGAGGTATCTTGCCAACCCAACACCAACAAGCGCCCCAGCGACTGTTGTAATTGTTGACATATTGTCAGCAACGTCATTCAGCGCGCCGCTCACTGCTGATGAAGTAAAAGAATCAAGCGTCTGGGCAACATTATCCAATCCGCCAGACAACGCATCAGTAGCACCGGTTGCCTGGTTTACACCGCCCACCCAGGCCATGAATGAGTTAGTTACTTTTTGAAGGGATCCGGAAACCGTTTGTGGCATGCTGGCAAATTCGCCCTGCAATGCTCCTAACTGGCTCATTAAAGCTGGGACAACCTTATCGATCGTAAGCTGTCCCTGGTCAGCCATGCTCTTGAGGTCTTTACGGGCTACACCCATTCCCGCAGCCAGAGCGCGGATTACCCGATCACCGGCTTCGTTAACGGCATTAAATTCTTCACCGCGAAGAACGCCTTGTGCGAGCGCCTGGCTGAACTGAGTGATAACAGAACTCGCCTCCTGAGTGTTAGCCCCAGAAAGTTTAAGGCCGGTAGAGACAGCTTCGGTAATTTTCAGAACTTCGTCAGAGCTATAACCGTACTCGCGCATTGAGGCTGCTGCGCGGGAAAAAAGGTTTGCGTTATCTGAAAATGCCGTGCCGGTTCTTTGGCTGATTTCCATTAACTGACGCTGTGAAGCAGCAAAATCATCAGCAGAAGATGATGCCTGTTTAAGACGAGCGTTTACGGAATTCCACTCATCAGCAATCTGCACAATTTTACCCGTTGCAAAAGCTGCCGTAGCTGCGGCGGCAGCCCTTCCAGCCGATGCAAATCCGGCAGTCAGATCAGATAATGCCCTTTCGCTCTCTCTGGCGGCAGCGGCGGCCTGACGACCACCATTTTGCATGGTTCGGTAATAATCCTGCCCCATGCGTGAGGCGCGGGAAATTTCCGTCTGGAATGATTGCGAGTTAGCGGAAATTTTAATAATCAATTCACGTAATGTTGCCATCACATTTCTCCAGGCGAAAAAAAACCCCGCCGGAGCGAGGTTTAATTTGTTGCTGCTGTGCCGGGTGCCTCCCGGTGAGTCCTCCAGTCAAAGAACTCGCGATCTCGTTTACGTTTCTCATCAGAGAAATTTGACTGTACGCCCATCCGCATAGGTGGATTCACAGCAGCAACATTATGCTAACTTAGGAGTTCGTATCTGACAAACTCATTTTGAACAAGTATTGGATTTGAAATTATTGGATGCGACCCACTGCCAGTTAAACGGATAGCCAGCTCGATACTGAGTTTGTTCAACCACCTTACGAATGCCATAAATTTGTACTGTTGTTTCTTGTCCGCCAACCATGGCTACACCAGAACAAATAGGGTCCTGTTTATCAAGCAGACCGGCACAACCTGAAAGCACGCTAGAGATACCCAGAGCCAAAATAAATCTTTTCATTGCACATCCTCTTAGTTTTTCTCAGATTAACAGCAATTTATTTTGGATTAAACTCGTGTTAAAGCAGGCTTGGAATTGTAATCACCAAATTTCTTTAGCCAGAGAGCAAAAAGAATGTTCTTACTGTGTCGCAGCTGTAAGTGCAGCCTCAAGCCCTGCAAACGGGTCCTTCGGTTCTGATTGCTCATCGCCCCCCCAGCGCAGGATCGCATCATCAAGCGGTACTTTTGCCCCCTGCGAGCCGTAGATGGCAGAGACGAGCTGGGCTGCCTGAATGTCGCCACGGATATCGCCAACCGGACTTTGCCTGTCGAACTCAATCCACATCAGAAGCTCGCTTGCCGTCATATTCTGCCGAAGCTCTGAGAGCGTGCGCCCCATCCGGAGCGCAAGCGACATCAGAAACTTTACGCCGGGGGTTGAGACTTTTCCCGCGCTTCGTCCGCGTTGTTGATCAGGTCAAGCGCCTGCTTGAGCAGGCGTGAATGGACGGGGCCGTAGATTTCACGCACCTGCTCTTCTTCGTCTACGCTGAATACCGGTTGCTTATCGGTGTCGCACAGGACGTCAATGAAGAGCACCACGTCAGCGCAAAGATTACGGTGTGCCTTTTCCGATACCGACACATTTTCATCATCAGCACCCGCTTTCACCACCTCCTGCCAGCGCAGCCAGGCTTCTCCAGACGGCTCACGGAGAACCACTTTGACGCCTTCCCACTCAGGAACGGCGACCGTCTTATGACGAAATCCCGACATCTTAGCCAGGGCGAGATTTTTAATATTCTTCATGCGACCTCTCAGGAGCCAGACTCGATGTTTTCAGGCTTACCTTTCAGGCGCAGGGAGAACGTTGCCGCCACTACGCCGTTGGTACCTGAAGACCAGGTGTGCTGGCGGATTTCAGCCAGGAACTTAAAGCCCTTGCCGGACGGGAAGATAACCTGGAAAGCGTAGGTCGTATCGTTGTCATAGGCCTCACGCAAGGCGTCCTGCGCCGGATTCTTGTAGAAGTTGCCGGACAGAGAGATTTCTGACGGAGAAGGCAGGCCGTTGATGTTCTCCTGCTCGGTAGAGCAAAGTGTTGTTACGTCGATATCCTGCTTCTGACCACCGGTGAACTGAATTTCTTTGATGGTGCAACTCAGATCGAGGAAGGTTGCGGAATCCATCGTTTCTTTGGTGGCTGGCAGGGAGGAAATAAGGATCTTCGTCAGCTGCGATTTTTCATAAAGTGCAGACATAGCTGTCTCCTGGAAAAAGAAAACCCGCCATCAGGCGGGTTCGTTGGGTGAATTAATTGTCAGGGGGTAACTTTAAAATCCAGGGTGGCACGGTAGAGCCGATAATCTGGCTCGTACCCGGGGATTTTTACCACCTCTGTAGGGGTTAACGGCTCAAGCGAAGCGAGCACCAAATCTCTCAGGGATCGTGATTCAGCGATCGAAGTGGAATACACATCGACCTGAACGGAAACCCTGCTCTCTGCCTGGCCACACAGTACGTCAGCGGAAACATCATCGACGATGGAAAAGATAATCCAGGGTGGAGAGACAGACGGTTTCCCGTCACTACCTAATGGCGCAACATAGGGGTATACCCGTCCTTCTGCCAGGGAAGAAAGCAAGGCGTAGATATTATCTTCATTCACTTGCTCAATACCTCATCAATAGCCTGATTCATCCTGGCAATGGCGACGCTGGCGGCCTCTTCCTCGCGAGTATCGTAAGCGGGTCGCACAAACGGATGTGGCGGCATGTTGGCAGTTCCCATTTCAACGAATCGCCAGTAAAAGGCGTTTCTCGGGTTATTCGCCTTCATCGTGTTATCGCTGTTGCCGGTGCGCGGGTTAACGCCACGAATATGGACGCCGGAAGAAATCTCCCCGCGGCGGCGGCTTTTTTGGGTCACCACCACCACGTTTTTTTTCAGTTTTCCGGTGCGCACCGGTGCACGTGCGATCACTTCTTCCTTAAGCACTTCCGCGCCGGCGCGCGTGGCATCACGAAGAACCTTATTGTTTTCAGCGCGGCTAAGCGCCTCCAGATCCTTTGCGATGTCATTTAACCAGGAAAAATCGAGGCTCGTCTCAATCATTTTTCGATCCCCTGCTTACAAAGAATTTCGAGCTGAATACCACGAGAATCAGGGATTGGCGGACCAATGATATTTAAAATGACACCCTTGAACGGGCCAGTCACAACCCTGAGTCTTGACGCAGCAGTTATATCGTTACGAAATCGAGTCCATACCCTGATAGTGGCTACGGCCGTTTCTGCACCTGCCGCTACAAGCTCACGCCCGCTGATACCTTTAACTTCTGCCCATGTAGTCGCGCCGTCATGCCACGTTTCAACAGGCTGACCAGAAGGGTCTCTGGATGTTGTTATGTTCTGAATAACCACCATGTCTCTCAGTCTTCCGGCCTGCATACCCCCCCCCTACAATCCATAAATGCGGTATGGCTGCAATAGCGCTTCCACAGCAAAAGGTACGGCTGAAGTTATGTTCCCGATGTTTACCGCTTCCCTGTTTGCATACCAGTGACCGATAAGCAGTAGCATGGCTGCCTTAACATCATCATTGAGCAGTATCGGGTCCGGATCGTCAGCGTAACCAGGGCTGCTTTCCTTTTCATAGAGCGTTCGCCGTGTCCATGTCTGGACGTACCGGGCCGCCGCACCTGTGTAAATCTCCAGCAGAGCATCATCACCCGTAAAGTCGGCATCAATGCGGCAATGCTGTTTCACCACATTCTGATCAAGCATTTGTTTGCCCCGAAAAAAGCGGCCCGAAGGCCGCAATAGTTATCAGCTACCCGCGCCGGTGCTGAATGAACCGTACACGAACGCCTCAGGGCGTTTCACAGCCAGCGCCAGACGTTCTTCGCAGCGAATGGAGATCATGTTTTTCTCGAAGTCGTCGGCGTTTTCGGTGGAGATAACCACGTTGGCATCTTCACGATCGAACAGTTGAGCTGCGGCATTGAATGCGCCTGTCAGGAATTTGCCCTGGAAAGCTGCTGCCTCAGTTGCTACCACCGGAAGCCCCCAAAGCGTAGGGCCAGTCAGGGATGCCGGGTTAGCCAGGATATAGCGGCCCATACTGTCTTTCGTGAGCTCGATTTTCGCCCAGTCGATGAAGTGCAGGACGTGGCCAGATGCAGGGAATCGAGCCAGTTGAGCCTGAAGCATTGCCAGGCGCAGATCATCAATCCCGTTCTGGCTCTCAACAGAAAATGCCGGGTCGAATGCTGAGGCCTGAGGAACGATGCCGTGCAGGTGCACACCAGTTCCGTCGCCGAACAAGATTTCCTGTTCCTCAACATATTTCAGGCCGTAACGCATCTCAGCGTCAACCGTAGACTGGAGTTGAGCGAAATCGTCAAGGATCTGCTTGGATGCCTTAAACATGTGCGCGATGGTTGTCACCGGCGTGATTTTAGTTGCGAATTCAATATCGCTGTAAGGTTTGGCAGTCCCCTCTGCAACGACTTTCGCTGCATTGGTAAAGCCCGTTTGCTGCACCCAGAAAATAGCCGGTGAAGATGTGCGGCCAGGCGCAATCAGATCACGAATGAAGAGACGCTGTTTTGGTGCAGTGTCGATTCCAGGCAGTCGCTGTGGTTCAACCACGCCATCTGCAACATCTGTAGAAAGCAAGGCCGCGTGAACTGGGACGCTTACGCGCTTATTGCCTTCAACGCTCGCGGCAAAGGCCTTCAACGCCTCGCTATTAATCACCACCTGTCCAACAGTTTCGGTAACTTTAGCAGCGTTGTTCAAAGGCATTTGGGCAACATGCTGTTCCAGCTCACCAAGGCTGGCCTTAAGGGTTTTTTCAGCTTCCTTAAGAGCGTTGAGCTCTGACGCCATTTTATCTACAACATCTTTGGTCTGAGCTGAGAGCTGACCATTCTTTTTCGCTTCGGTCAGTGCCTCTTCTGCTTTCGCGTTGAATTTGCTGGTTGCATCTTCAATGCTGGCAGTGACTTTTTTCAGAATTTCGTTTACTTCAGACATAAAGGGTCCTTATTTGACTAACGCCGCAAGAGCGCTTTCAAGTGAATTGAGGGTTTCAGGTTTGATCTCTTCGGCAGCGCCCGGCGTACCGTCGTTGGTGGTGACAGCGCCAGGCATGCCACCAGATAAGGCTTTAATGAGTTTTCTGCGCTCAGAGCGCGGGGTGTTGGTTTTAGCCAGCAGCGCATCAAGTTTGCGAAGCGCGGCCGCGGGTGATTCATCGCCATCACTGACCGCATCAGCAGAAAGCAGGCTGTCTGCCAGTCCCTTCGCCACAGCGTCACTGCCACCGATATAACTCTCGGCGTCCATCAGTTTCTGAACGGCTGCCATATCAAGGCCGGAACGCGCCGCGTAGATGTCTGCCATAGCGGTATCGAACGGCTCAAGAGACTGTGCCAGTTCCGCAAAGTCATGGCGGTTACCCATCGCGTAGACCCAGCAGTTGTGGATCATCAGGAAGGCACCACGACCGATCTGAATATCATCCCCGGCCATCGCAATGACCGAGGCGGCGCTGGCGGCAATACCGAGCACCTTCACCGTCACACGGCCTTCGTATTCACGCAGAAGGTTGTAGATGGCCAGGCCTTCAAACATGTCACCGCCAGGGGAGTTGATATTGACCGTGACGTCGGCGCCATTCATCGACCGTAGCGCACCGGCGATACGTTTGGCTGTTACGCCTTCACCCCAGTAGTCCTGCCCGATCACATCAAAAACAGAAATACTGTTGTCGTCGGTGGCCGCAGCTTTGATCCCGCCGTCCCAGCGGTCCAGTGCGGACGGTAATGTTTCACAGGTAACGCGCGCGCAGGGGCGACCCGCCGGTGCTACCGGAAGTTGTTTTTTGCTCATCAGGAAAGTGCTCCTAAGCGGCCTGTTTCAGCGGAGATTGTTCAAAGGAAATATCGGGGAATACGTGGTTATGCAGTTCTCTCAGAGCCAGAGCCTGAACAGCAGGATTGCTGCTTTCGAGATTTTTCAGTTGCGTCAGGTTGAGCTGAACGGTGTAAATGTCACCCCCTTCAATCGGTGGCATATTCTCAAGACGGCGCACGTCATTGCGGGACATCCACCCATTCTGGAGCGCACTGGTATAGTACGCAGCACGGCCCGCGCTGTCGGCGCGCAGCAGTCCTTCTACAGAGAACTCCGCGAACACCTCATCATCGCTGTCCAGCAGGCACCGTCCTATTTCCTGTTCTATGTTCACCAACAGGGGTCGCAGGGTGTGCGTCAGGAACTGGAGGTTCATGCCCTCCAGACTGGATGCCCAGCTGCTTTGCTTCGTGGTGTGACCGACCATGAAAGGCGGAACGCGAAACCAGCGACAGATTTCCTCAATACTGAAAGAGCGGCTTTCCAGCATCTGGGCGTCTTCGGGATTCATGGTGACGCCCTGGTACTTCAATCCGCCTTCAAGCACCATGATTTTCCCGGCGTTTTTTGAACCGGTAAATGCAGCCATGTAGCTGCGAAGTCTTTCACGTTGTTCGTGATCCAGTGCACCCTCAGCGGAGAGAAAACCTGAACTCTGAAGCCCCTGTTCAAAAATCTTCGCGGCAGACTCCTCAACCGCCATTGCAGAACCGATCACATCCCGCCCTGTTTTCATCGGCATCATGCCGCAAACACCGTCAAGACCGAACCCGCGAATGTGCATGATGTTTTTGACGGGAATGACGCGCTCGTTACCGTTTTCAGTGTATTTGTATTCCAGCGCCCCGGTCGTGAGACGTTTAACCACCATGTTCTGCGGCAGCAAAGGCACCAGCGAAACCAGGCGGTTTGCGATGAATTTCTTCTCAATGAAGGCGTTCCCGCGCAGGCAAATACTGGCGACCACCATCAACATAAAGCGTGATGGTGTCATTTCTGAATTGGGTCGGCGGCACAGTATCGAGTAGGCCGGATGATCGGTTGCCGCTTTACGCGAACCGTCAGGCTGTCGAACGTATATTTTCAGCGGAAGGGTTGAAATAGACTCGCTTAACAGTCTTACGCATGCCCACACAGCCGATAGCTGGATGGCTTTATCGGCCGTGACCACCTTTCCGCTGCTGCTGGTACCAAACCATTCCTCCCAGAATGTGCCGGTAGTCAGGCTGATAGGCACACCAAGCCAGTTAAGCAGAGCACTTTTAACCCTGCCTGGCCGTTTGTTTTTTTTCATCAGAAACCTACCATGATGGGATTATTGAAGAATCCGGAGAGATCCTGCTGGTCGTTGCCACCGTTAACCAGAACGCGGCTCATTGCTGTGAACAAGGCCGCAGGGCCGTCAATTTTGGCCTCTGGTGTGGACTTATTCGGGAAAATGTTCTCGTTCCGGTCAGGTTTGACGGTTACGTTGGACATCATCCAGTTCATCACCGGGTGATCGCTGTGATGGAAGCGGCCACCGTATACCAGCGCTTCGACCTCTTTCATCGCCTCAGAGAAATTGCGAACCGTCTGCGGCACTTCCACCAGCGGCAACCCTTCTTCTGCCAGCGCAAGGCTGAACTGCGTCGCACTCCACGGGTCGAATCCAATTTCTTTCAGGCTCTCGCCAGCTACCCACAGCTGTAGCTCTTCCTTAATCTGAGCATGGTCGATTACATCCCCGTCGGTAAGGATCAGCTTGTCCATCCCGGCCCACTTACGATAGAGCTCTGCCATCTGGCGTGAACATTTCTCAAGGCGTCCTTCCGGTAGCCAGAATTTGAAATCAGCATGAACGTGGCCATCTGGCGCGCGCCAGACTTTAGCGGCCGCACAGATATCAATTTTGTTTGACAGGTCAACGCCCACCCAGGAGGGATAGGTTTTAAGTTCGTGCTGCGGGGCGATAAACTCGCATTTCTCCCATTTCATCATGTCCATCCAGGCTGACTCAGCGGTAACCCAGATATTCATGTGCTTGGTGAAAAAGTTGATTCTGGCCGAAACCTGCTCTTTCGCCTTTTTAGCCAGGCGGCGCAGGTCATCCCAGCGCTTACAGATACCCAGCCCCGGATTCGCCTTCTGCCAGACTTTTTCATCAAAGGGATCGTCACCTTCATCTAAGGTGTAGATGATGGCAAAAAACGTATCGTCTTTTACCAGCCCACGCAGCACCTTGATGGCGTAATCACGCAATTCGTAGCAGATGCCTTCTTTGTTGAAACCGGCGGTGGTGATACCGAAAAGCAGCGATTGCAGACGCGCACCGGTTGCCGTCTCCAGAACGTCCCAGACGTCACGGGTTTTGTGAGCATGCAGCTCGTCGACGATAGCGCAGTGGATGTTCAGACCATCGAGGTTGTTCGCATCTGATGATAATGGCTCGAACTTGGAGGCCGTTTGCTCCTGGTAGATAGCGAGCTTGTTGAATTCGAAGATCCGCCCAAGCGTGGCTTTCGCCTTTTTGACCATATTCTTCGCGTCTTCAAAAACAATTCGCGCCTGGTCACGGGTGGTTGCAGCGGAATAAACCTCCGCACCGCCCTCGCCGTCGGCGCCAGCCATATAAAGCCCCACGCCAGAGCAAAGCGTTGATTTGGCATTTTTACGAGCCACCTCAACATCTGCTGTCCGGAAGCGCCGGACCATTACTGGACGACCGCTGCCGTCGTTACGCAGAACGGTTTCTCCCGTTTCTTCGTTAACCAGCGGGATCACGAAACCAAAAATATTAATCAGGATGAAAACGTGCCAGTCCATCAGCTCAATAGGCTGCCCTGCCAGCGCGCCTTTTACGTGAGGTACAAAATTATAGAAATTCAGAATGTGCTGCGCGCGCGGTTCACTGAAGAAAATACCGCGCTCTTCGCCGTGTGCCAGATCGTCAAGAAAACGCTGACAGGCAAGGCGCACATACTCACAGGCAATAATTTCACCTGCCACTACCCTCTCGGCGTAGCGGATGCCTTCTGCAACCTTAGCCATTAATCTCTCGCTTTCATAAACTCGGCCAGCGGGTCAACCGCTTCAGGACCTTTTGCATTCACTTTCGATCGGCTGGCTGGAGTCATGCCGAACTCACCAAGCATGGCACGCAGACGTTTCCAGGCATCAGCTTTCATGATGGCTGCGGGGTGAGCCTTGATCAGCACATCACCGTTCTGCGTTTCGGTCCGGTAGGTGTAGCCCTCAACTTCAAGCGTGTCGCAGTGATGCCGGTATTCGGTATAGGCCTCAACCAGCAGCTCAAGGGCTCTGGCGTCCAGCTGAGACATCACACCGATAGCATCAAGCTCGTCGGCCATCCGTTTAAACCAGTATTTCCCCTGCTTGTCGAAATGCTTCGGCGTTGGGGGTACCCCTGAAGGGGGTTTTGGTTCGTTCTCATTGATCGGGCGTTTAGATGGGTTACCCCTCACCAAACGTAGATGGGTCGGGGTTTTCGGTGGTCCAGACATAATCGAAAACTCCTATTAATTATCGAGTGGGGAACCCCATAAAAAAGTTTTCTAACCTGCGGCGATGTGAAAAGAGGTTAGGCGGCGGTCCTTTGGCGCGTCGTTCCTGAACTTTCAACCCGCCCTCCCCCTCTGTCGATTCAAATGAAAATTGATGTCATTTGAGTCTTTCGACCGCTGTCTTCGCCCTGTGGCAAGGCTTGCAGAGGCTTTCGAGGTTGGACAGGTCATCGGTCCCCCCATTTGCTTTGGCGGTGATGTGGTCCACCGTCTCAGCGGGTTTATACCTTCCATTTCGCAGGCATTCCTGACAAAGGTGTTTATCTCTGTCGAGAACGATTGGGCGCAGCCTGTCCCACTTGCTGCCATAACCTCGCTGATGCCTGCTCTGTCCTCGCTGATGCTGCTGCCAGCCTTCGTTAAGGTGCTTGGGACAATAGCCCGAGCGGTCTGTGGTTGTGCCAGGGCAGCCACGCTTGCGGCATGCCCTCGGTATTAACGCAGGCATCAGGCTAACCTCCACGCCCGGCGGCGTTCTGTGCGTGGCGCTGAGTCTGGGTGACGCTCAACCGGTTCGCCGTCAGCATGGTCCACCAGCGAGTAACACGGATAGATCACTGAGCCACCCCATGCATCACCCACAGCGTAATCGGCGGGCTTGCTGCTGTCCCATCGAGAAAGGACTCGTTCAATATGCTGAGAAGGTACGCTATAACAAACGCCGTGTATCAGCCGCGGCAGTGTGATGTAGTCAGCCTGAGTCTTATCAGCAACTATCAGCCGTTCGGCTATCTGTATTTGATACTGAGGTGGGCGACCAGTGCCCAGATAAAAACTTATCAAGGAATCAGGGAAGCGTTTCAACCAGTTCGATACTGGTGTGTAGAACAAATCCACAGGCAGCGCGTCATCCTCAATTACGACAACCCGGCATGTTTGTTCTGCTGCCCACTCAAGCGCGCGGCGATGATTCCAGTTCGCACCGTGGTTACCGTCATCAATCAGCAGATGGGCATCCAGCAGCGCAGCAAGACGTTGTGCATGTCCTGTGCGAGAGTGATGGCCGACCACCACAAACTTAATCTCTTCAGCCACCAGCGAATCTCCAATAAAAAAGCCGCACAATAGCGGCTACTGTCTGAATATCAGGGTGTTGCTTCTCTTTAACCCTGGTTAAGGTAAGCATTCAGCCCGTCAGTGGTGGGACACTGGCGCACTCTGTCGCGGGGGGATGGCTGATTACCTCCGAAAAGGAAAATACCCATGGGTTCCATGTCAGAACTGGAAAAAGCAGTTGCAGATTTGCAACGTGAATTAAAGATTGAAAAAGCCACCAATAAACTGGTTTTTTCTTTGATTATTGAAGCTGTTAACAAGCTGTCACCAAAACAGAATGTTGGGGACGTTCTGATGGATGTACTGAAGGAGGTTACACCGCCTGAAATTTCATCTGCCCCAGATGCTCACGAAGCGATTAAGAGAGTTGAGAAAATAATTCAGAAGAAGCAACCGCGTTCGTAACTTCCTGAATTAAATCGTCAGCGGCTCGGTGCTGAGCCGCATTCACAATCTGATCGATTACAGTTTTCGCATGAGTTTCAGCGCGCTGCTTGTAACCTTCAAGAGTAAAGTCTGCTGTAATGTCTTCACGGTAAGGTACAGTCAGCATTGTTTTCTTATTGATATGTACTTTGACGTCTCCGCCAATAGCCTCAACCGTTTTACAGTCCAGTCCCTCCGCTGAAGAATAACCGTTTATTTTTAAGCTAAACGATTTTTGAGTCGGAAACTCAACCTCATATGAAATCATAAGAACTCCTGTTATTTATGGCGCCACCAAGCATTTTCTTTGCCGATGCCATCAGTTTTGAAAACGGTATGTACCAGAGGGCCGGTGACCAACCTGTCAGCGAATGACTGCGCAACAATGCCGAACGCCATCATGTCGCCCACACCGGCGCCTGCCTGTTCTTTCTTCCAGAAACGATAGCTCTCGATCCGGTAGTAAAGACGGATGATGCCGTGAGCGAACGCCATTACATCAGCGCGGGTACCACCCAGCAGTCCAGCATTTAGCATCACATCGTTGCGATGCTCTTCAATGAACTCCTGATAGATGCGCTCCGGATGATTCTGCTTTGCCCAGGCGTCAGCGTAAGTCTTTGGTTCTGAACCGACGTACACCTTCCCGGGCGCCATTTCTTCCCACGGGGCGCGAAGCATTTCGACATCGGTACCATCGGTACACCAGACGAATCGGTATTCAGGGTGATCGCGTAGATGTTGCCAGATGTGCAGCCATCGCCGGAAGTAGACATTCATCTTCACGTCAGGAACGCGACATAGCTCAACATCTGCCGAGGCTGCATGCAGCTCATCCACCAGCGCTATGCGGCCACAATTCCGAAGTGATGAGGCCCATTTAGCCAGCATGTCAGGCGAGGCCGCCATTTTCGTGCCGCGCTGCGGGTCAGGCTGACTGGTGAGCAGCGTTGTGATAACTACATCGCGCTGCTGGCGGTATTCAACGTAACCAGTAAACCCGGCATCACGCCGTTCGTTGTGGATCTTCACGTTACGTTCCACCAGCGCCTGTCGGTCGGGACGCGGTACCGAACGCTCTACGGCTTCATGCTCATCGAGAGAATGGATCAGCTTTTCTGAACCGACCACATCACCGTAAGCCCATGTCGTCAGGCCAGCATTATGGATGCGCAGGGCGAGGTCGCTGTGTTCGTACATGCCGCGACCGTAAACGGGATCGAAACCGCCAACCTTCTCGATAGCGCTGCGGTGGTAATACAGCATCACGCCGCGCTGCCCGGTGTAAGCGATGTGCTTATCATCCCGGTACAGGACCGCCATATCCTTCAGCTTATTCGTCCCTGCCAGATCGAGAAACTGGTAAGCCAGGTGCGGTTCGGGTGATTCGATGTATGGAAGGTGCCAGTTATCAGCGATGGGCCAGGCGTCATCGTCCCAAAGGAAAAGATGCTCACACCCGGCGTCCATCAGCGCGGTTAAACTGGCGTTCTTCGAAGCAACAATGCCGAGTGATGTTTCATGGCGAAGTAGCTGCACGCCGTCAGGCACTACTGCGGCAGGTTTTGAACCATCATCGACTACCACCACCAGCGCGCCGGCTGGCAGATGTTTAATGTGCTGCTCAATGGCGCGGTTTAAAACGTCTGGCCGGTTGTGGGTAGTGATGGCAATGCCAATCCGTGACGCTGAAGCGCAGGCAGGCACAAACGGGACACCATCAATAGTGACCTGCATTTGATTTTCCTTTTAGACGTGAGCCTGTCGCACGGCAAAGTCGCCGAAAGTTAACGGTTTGCCCAGGCTCACAGCTGAAAGACTTTCTTTGATGTGCGCGTGCGATGCACAACAAAAAGGCCGCCTAAGCGACCTTTGATTTTTTAACGAGATCCACCGCCTCCGGGGCGGGAATCAGCAGATCGTCCACCACAGCGAGAACCATCGCTTGCGGTATCTGAGTCATGTTGACAGTTACCTGCATACGCTTGAGTTGTTGCACCCAGAGACATCAGAATAAAAAGAACAGCCAGTACCTTTTTCATTGTGCTTACCATGTGTAGGCCATCATTTGACGGCGCGTTTATCATAGTACTTTTTCTTCATGCACGAAAACCCTCCAACGAGTGACTAAAGAATTTAATGCTCGTGTGAGCCGCTTGATAACTTGTAGCGGGATAGTGCTACTTTTTCTGCGGCTGCGATGAGTGCAAGAAAATTCTTAAAGCGTCCACTTGCGCTTGAAAGCAAAATGACACAGGTCATTATTAATATCCTCTGAGCTGGCTCCTACCAACGCCAGAGGGTGTAGTACCTTAAAACGAAATAAGCCGTATAAGTTGCCCTCCAGTGGAGGGCTATTTTTTTACCATTATCAAGCCCACCAGCAGGTGAGCTTTGTAATGGCTACGAATCCACCGCGTTATGCAGTGCTTCCTGACTGGCAATATGCTCGTAACGAGAAACCGTCTTTCCGTTCTGGTTCATCACGTAGGCGACCTCGCCGGGTTTCAGGAATACATTTTTGTCCATTCCCGAGACAGCAATACTCTGCTGGTTAGGATTGAAACCAACGCTCAGACCGCAATGAATCTCTTCGCCGCCGCCAAGTGACATTACTTTTACTGTTAACATGCTTCTTCTCCTGCTTCTTCTGGGAATAAAAAAGGCCGCCCATAGGCAGCCTTTTGACGTTAGAGATGTTACTTATGAGGTATGACATGGTTTACAGCAGTAGTAACACCCGTTTGATTTTGAATAATGCTTCTTAGCTTCCGTGACAGCTGGACGACATGTGTCGAAGATACCAAGGTAAATGCGATTCTCTGTCGCAGGCATAAATGCGCATCCTGTAACGTGTACCTCGTGGTCGCCGTTTGCCTGAGCATTTTTATTTACGTAATAGAACTGTCCCATTTTTAAAATCCCAGAGTGACGCTGCTTCTTGCAGCACCTGAGATGTTAATAATCTTGTAGCTTCAAAGTTACGATATATCCTTAAACTTTGAGCTAGTTCACTTTGGCCAATTGATAAAAAACATAAATCCGATGAAAGCGAATAGCAGTCCAGCAGCTCCAGCAATAACGATTAAAGCCCAAACAAGAATTGTTCCGATGGTTGCAATCACTTGGACCTCACTTCCTTTGGATTCTGACAGTTAGCCTGCCACGCTTTGTTATGAGCCAGGATGTCTTTCTTCGTCTGGCGGTCCAGCACATCCCAGTCGTGGGCTGTGCCGTAGATGGGTTTAACCCAGTCGCAAGCCGTATCCACTACCTCAACCCTTACGGGTCCAGTTGTCCCGCAGCTCGCGATCAACATCGTCGCCAGGCATATGGTTAACAGTCTGCTGTACATTGCTGGCCTCTTTCGTTGCTTCTACCCGGCGTTCGGCTGCTGCGACCGTTGCCGCTGCGTTATCTTCAGTGCGCTGCTGGTCGGCTTTCGCTTCCGCTTTGCTGGTGCCGCGGATATGGCCCAAGCCAAACGCTCCGACAATTGCTGCTAGCGCTGCAACTATTAGCCCCAGCATTGTTTCAAGGTTCATCTTTCGTCCCTTACCTGCTGCTGTACTTTTCCGACCAGTTGGCTATGAGATCCAACCTCTGATATACCGATTCCACTTATTCCGATGTATTCACGTCCCGTTTGTTTATCCTGGATGAGATAAACACCACGCCAATTGTCATAAGCGAGCCCGTCACGGAACTCTGACATTTTTGTCACCTTGATGCGGTCGGCATCCGATGAAAGTTGAGATGAAACTGCCATTGTTGACTTGGCTGGCGCTGGCCCATTGTCACAAGCAGACAGAAGGAGAACGGCGGTAATCAATAGATATATCTTTGTTGTCATATCACACCACCAGCACAGATTTCGCCAGGTTAAACAGCGCGCGGCGTTTATCCAGCCCGTTACGTCCACCATTGATAAGCAGCGTGACGCGCTCCACGTCGCCGGAATGGAGCAGGCAACCGCGAGACGAATAGAACCATGCAGCTGAGCGCGCAGCGTAATCATCTCGCTCCAGCAATTCGGGATACGACACCAGATCCAGTTTGAGCGCCTGACCACAACTGTGATAATTGCTCAGCCCGGTGATTTGCTTCAAACCACGACCGCGATATTTCCAGCCATGGCCTGCTGACTGATTGCCCAGGTGTTCTTTACCCCACTCACCGCCGTACACCAGATTAGCGATCGCTTTCTGGTTAGCCGGATGAGCTGCCGTTCTGCCAAGTGCGGCGGCCTGCTGTGGAGTGATGCGGTGGCTGCCGAACGTAGGTACCAGGTTTTCTGCCGCGTAATTCAGATTTTCCACAACACGGGTAAACCTGGTGCTTTCATGCCCCATCTGGGCAATAAACATGGCCTGGTCAAGCGGTGCTGTGATGCCGTATTCCTTCATGGCAGCGTCGATATGTGGAAACCAGCGCGCAGCTAACCCGGCGCTGATACCAGCCGCCTTCTGAAATTGTGATTGGTTCATTAGTGCCTCAGTGCATCAATCAGGCGCGCCATGTTTCCCCGTGCCCAGAGAAGAGCAGCGCAAATCAGAACGTTCACAAGCACCACAAACCAGTGCGATTCGTGATACAGGCCAAACAGGTAACGGAAAGGGACGCTGGCATAAACCAGCACCGTGAAATAAGCCATCAGCGATATCAGTGGACGATGTCTCGCCCCTCCACGCTGGTAGAACATGAGGGCAAGAACGATTACCCCGCAGATGATGGCATTCGCCATTGCACTCGGATCACTTGTTACCATTGCTGGTCCCTCCTCCACGTAAACGAGAGAGAATTCCAAACAGGCTACCCAAATCCTGGCTGTTGACGAACGTCAGCAGCTTAATCGCAATAGCGGCTACGATTACCGCGCCCAGCGCATCAAGTGGCCTGTCGCTATACCCCGTCCATTTGGAGAAGTAAGAGCCAAGAAGTGGAGCGCCAATAACGCCGAAGATGAATGAGGTGATGAAGTAGCCCACCAGCTTAAGGCGGCTGATATTAACCGCCGTAGCGACATAGAACACTGCACCAGCGAATGCGCCAAACACCACACCGTAATCAATACCGGTTGCCAGGCCAAAGATACTGGCCCCCATAAGACCACCAGCCGCTACCGTAGCGCCAGAAACAGGATCGGACATTTAGCCCCCTCTTTTTGCCGTGAGTCCTCTCAGAACGAGGGGAAACAAAAAAGGCCACCCGGAGGCAGCCCTTAAAATAAAAAACCCGCAGCAGTGGCGGGTTTATGTTTTGATTTGTTGCTCAGTACGCTTTACTGTCCCGAGCCTACCACAATTTAAGCACTTTCCTGCTCACTCTGCAACGTAAATCTGTCGCTATTTGTGGCGAATGCGTCACAAAGTGGTGCGTAAAGGATCGATTCTGCAAGACTAACCCATGTATCAATACGACGACGGCATGTAATAAGGGTCCAGCCGGGGTGTTTTGAATTAAGCTCTTTAGCCATCTGGAGTTTGCTTTTACGCAGACGATGACGATCAACAATCACACTATACAGCCCATGGTATTCTTCGTTCATCAATATCGCAGCAATAACGCCGTCAATCTTTAGCCCCTCCTCGTCTGAGCAGAACGCCAGGCCAGTTTTGTTTTTACTGTCGAGAATTTCACGAAGGTATGCTTCCAGCTCGGGTTTAGTGATGCCGGATTTCTTCATGCGGCGCAGCGCATCGTTGATGGCGGATTTGGTTATTTTCCCGGATGCCAGCAGCTGGTTGAACATGTTTCCGCCCGAGCCACCACCGATATAAGACCAGCGGCCCCACATGCGGAGCTTTCCCTGTACCCAGATACTTTCGAGAGTGCGAAGGCGAACCAACTCGCCGGATTTGCCTACTTCTGAAGGATTGATCATTTGCGTCTCCACTTACGCCAGTACGCCGATTTCCAGCGCACGATCTAAAAACCGAAACAACAGCACCAACTGGTCGCCGTATTTCGCTTCAAATGCCACAGGATCAGCGTGTAACTCGTCGTGATGCGCTCTGCACAGCGGTATCACAAACAGGTCATGCGCCTTAGTACCCATTCCACCCTGCCCGTGGCCTATCAGGTGGTGGGGGTCGTCTGCCGGGTTATTGCAGCAACTGCACTGCTGCGACTTCACCCAGCGGGTGTATTTCTCGTTTTCCCAGCGTCGGCGCTTTGGCCTCAGCATGAAAGATTCCGGCGTTTCAGGATCGACCTTCACCGCCACTATCTTTTTTTGCCTTCTCCTGAAAGATTTGCGTAGCCGGTAATGACGGGACAATGTCGCTTTCCCTCATCACTGAACTGTGCTGTTCTGGCTTGATTCTGAGTGCTTTACTCGCCACTGATTCAGGAACAAGGTCAGCCAGATCATTACGTACCATCCACCAGCAGAACTCAGGAAGCGAAAGAGTGTGGTCAGGGCTGAAACCTAAATCAATATTTACCCTTTCCAGCAGCCATTTTACCAGGTTCTGCATGGCAATTCCTGCCAGTCTTTCAGTGGTTTGCTCACGTAAATGGTTATCACACGACCAGCAAAGACGAATGCTCCCCGGAGCGTGGCGCATTATCGTAAAGTCACTGGCATGCCAGTCAGTGTGAGGCCACTGGCATTCAAATTTTCTCTCCAGCCAGGCATCAAGGCTACTCAATCCACCGGCTCGCTGAATGACCCTCTCGTTAACGAAAATAGCCTGCATATTGGCATCGTCAGTCAGGGGCTGGTGGGCTTCAGGGATTAATCCAGATGGCAGATGCTGTATGGCTTCGGATGGTGGCTCAATAACTACCCTTCCCTGACGGAATAGCCAGAGCAGTTCGGTACCAGGGCGGAACAGAACCACCCCAGACATCGGCGCAATTTCAGGCGTCAGTATGGCTCTCACCCAATTCCCCCCATTGTTGGTTGATGCCTGGTTATCGATATTTCTACCCTTCCGCCATGCACTTTAGGTCCCCACTCCACCAGCATTCTCTGCACCTGGCTGTCATCCTCCCAAATGCCAGCATGCGTAAGCGCATCAAACAGAGCCTTGTTGTAGTTGTCGATGTCGCGGCGGCGGGCATCTGGCGGAAAGAGAAGGATCTCCACCGCAGCTGGTGATGATGATGGTTTTGGTAAGCAACGCAGTTGCTCAATGATCGCTGCACATGCCGCGCTCTGGTATGCCCTGCCCTTCTCGCTGATAAGATGGCGGCCTTTTAACGGCCCCTTGTTTGGGGCTCGCCAGTATGTGTTTACGCTCGGTGGGAACGGGAGCACCAGTTTCATAAACTCACTCCCTGTTTTTTCAGCCATTCAACAGCGTTATCTCTGGCCTTGTCTCCGCCGGATAGCAGGTCTTTGATGATCGTCACTGGTTCTGCATCCCATTCCGTTTTGACGACGGTAATGCCCCTGGCTGCGCCAGGAGCAACAGTGATGTAACCCTTTTTCTTAAGTGACTTCACGTGCGCTACAGCAGCGTTCGGTGATGCGCAGCCAATTAATCCGGCAAGCTCCAGCATCGTAGGTGGGAAGCCAGCCTTTTCGATATGAACCTTGATAGCTTCGAACACTTCATTCTGACGCGGCGTTAATTCGATCATGACTCGACTCCATAACGCCCGTTCAGGCGTCCGATTACGCTGTTGAACATCACCAGGCTTACACCCATCGGTTTAACCTTCTCGTGGTACTCCTTCAGGATCGGAGGCACTACGACATTCCAGCTTGGCTTTGGCTTCTGCTTTAGGGCTTTTTTGATGGCATCGTTGCATTGACGGGCTACATCACGCACAGCGTTCTCATGCTCGGTAGATAGTTTTTTCATGCGGCGCGCTCCTGTAGTTTTTTCATGGGAACGGCAACTGCCGGTATAAGCTCAACAGCTGGTGATTCAGATTGATTTCCCCAGTGGTCCCAGCCAGGCGCACCGCAACGGCTGAATAGTTCGATGCGTGGAACATCACCGTAAAGCTTCTCCAGACGGAAACGCGCCTCTGCTGGCTTCTGGCTGTGCTCACCGAGTGGACTGTAGATAACCTGCTTAATGCTGGCGCACTTGCGTTCCAGTCCATTTCCCCTGGTGGCGATTAGCACGTCTTCGGTATTGGCTCGGGTGTAGTTCCCGCCGTTCATGCGTGTTTGTACGTTCAGCAGGTCGAGGAAGTCGTAAAAATCCTCCACACGGCCTGCCTGAAGTGCTTTGTTGATGTGCTGCTCTGCCAGTGGATTGAACTTTACCCAGGTAAAGCCCTTCATCGTGCGGACCTTAAAGCCCCACGCTTCAGCCAGCTCGATAGCCTCTCGGGTATGGGTTCCGGTAAACCACATAGCCAGAACTGCATCATCGGCAGCCAGGTCCCAAACCGGCAAGCGCTTCATGTCGATCAGTTTCATCGTGTCGTAGTGATCTTCTGCTGCACCGTTACTGGCTTTGTTGTCATAAAGCCAGGCTGGGTCGGCATAAATGAGTGAGTATTTCCCGGTCATCGCGTTACACCTCAAAAGCAAGTTGTGGCGTGAACCGATCGCGTTCTGCGTCGTAATTCAATGAACTTGCGGAGTTAAATGATTCAATGCGTTCAACCAGCACCGCCGCGCGGGTTTCTTTGCTGGCTGGCGCGTAGGCTGATTTATCCCACGACTTATCTATTCCGATGTTGCGCGCAACGTTGGTGCTGTCAGCTGACGACAGCGGGATGTGAGTGAAAATATCTTTATTCAGCATGCGAAGGCCATGAAGCTTGGTAATCGGATAGCCATTTGAATCGACTACGTGGCGTATAAGGTCTCGCAATTTTGCCCGGCAGGCTCGAGGTCGCTTTGCATCGTATTCACCCATGCTACCGATGCATACCCTTGGGAATTCATGACACAAGCGGATGAAACGTTCGTCAGGCTCGTTGAAGTGATAGACTGGCGCGCCGACGACTTTGCCATGCGGCCATTCAGCTATAAGAGCATCGTTCTCTTCACTGGTTCCTCCGATTACATCTGGAATAACTGCAAATGCGAAACGAGGATGATTCATCCACTCCTTAACGAATTCGTAATAGTCGAACCAGTTAACTGGCTGGCCCTTATTCCAGAAGCTAAATGCACCGTTATCCAGCGCGAAAGACTGGGTGACTTCGCTGGCCAGGGCTATTTGGCCGGGGTTAGCGAAGGAGATGAAAGCGTGCCTGCCTTTCCATGCCTTCAGCGCGCATGTGTCCGGTGTGATTGGTCCTCCGTGGTAGTGGATCATCAGACATTCCTCGCTCGGCCAGCAAGACACCATGCATCAGAGGGTGCTTTAACTTTCGGCGCCATGCTCAGGCAACGCTGACGCTCAATCAGTATCTTCATCCGCTGCTCTTCGTTCTTAGAGCGATTGAAGGCATCCATCAGAACCGTGGCTGCACGCTGGTAGAGACCTTTTTCAAACAGGCCTTGAGCCTTATCCATCATTGTGGTCACAGCCGGATTCAGACCTTCTTCCTGTTCTGGTACAGCTGGTTTATCAGCCCGGTTGATTTTCAGTGCAGAACGCCCCTCGCCAATCTCCCCACCCGGTGCTTTGGCAAAATACTGGTAGCACTTACCGTTATGCTGGCGGGTTGCGCGATTCAGTTTGACCAGATGGCATACACCGCGCTGAACAGCGTGAACGTCGTACTGGGGCATTGATGCCGCAATATCTTTGTTCGTTAAGCCAGGGTTAGTGGCGATGAAAATCTGAATGTCTTTCAAGAGGCTCATGGCTTAGCTCCTCTGAAACCTGCTGGGATTGCTTTATCTGGCCCGCCGAAGGTAAGGGAGTTTTTCTTACGTGCTGCATCCCAATCTTCGCGTTGTGGTCTGCCCTTCGCATCCCAGCGAGTTGCAATCTGTAGGTAGCCTGGGAAGTTTCCGGGGGTGAACAAAGTTTTTGGACGCATGTACTGGTAATCCTTTAGTCCTTTCCAGTGCTCGTGCTTGTAATCGACCACCAGCATGAGTTCTTCGGGAGTGAAGCCCTCGCGAAGTCTTGCGCGGATGTTATCCAGCGACGCAGGGCAATTCTGGAAACGAGAACCGCTCACCTGGTTGAGATGTTTCAGTACCAGTCTGGAATTTTCAGTCAGCAAAACTTCAGGATCAGTCTTCTTGCCAGCACTCTCATCGTCGGGTTGCGGGGCAACCTGACAAGAAGGTTTTTTATCTGATGGATCAGTAGTTGATTTTACTGACGGATCCCCACCAGATTCTGACGGGTGAAAACTGCCATTATTACTGTTTTTCGACGCATCAAATTTTGACGGGTCGGATTTTGATGCATCAGATTTTGACGCGTCAGATTCTGACAGGTGAGAAAAGGCAGAATCACGGAGCTTTTGGACGTTCAGCTGATAAACGTTGGATGCATTACGGTTTCCCTTACGACGCTGCTGGCGAGTCAGCCAACCGTCTTTTTCCAGCTGAGAAATAGCTGTGCGTACCGTGCTCTCACCAGCACCAATCTGGCGCGCGATGGTAGCAATGGAAGGCCAGCTAACCCCTTCATCACTGCTGAAGTCTGCCAGACGCGCCATGATGGCAACGCTGGACAGCTTCATGCCAGAAGCGGCGCAAGCGTCCCAAACGTAACCTGTTAATTTAGTGCTCATGGTCGTCCTTTAACTCTGTAAATTTACGCTGGAATTGCTCAAGAGGGCTGAAGCACTCATGATCGTACCCTTCGCGAAGGTATATAACGCGTCGGGTTTCAGGCTCCCATCTGATGACGTGGACGGTGATGCCTCTTTGGTCTCTGAATCGCCGGTCAACTTCAGCCATTCCTCACGCCCCTTCTCGTTCATCAGTGCAAATGCCTCTACCATCGCGTTCTCAGGCTGGTAGTTGTTCTGATCCGCCTGGTTGTTTAATCTCTCCACATAGCCGAACGGGGAATCTTTTCCCACCAGAGGAAGGCATCTGAATTGCTTCGCTGGTCTCAATCGGTTTAAACTGTTCATGCGTTAGTTTCTCCACTGAATACGACACGCCACGACGCCCGGAGCTGCACACTCGCGGGCGTCACTTCTTTTGGCTTTTCTTACGGCTAAACAGCGCGACAATCGCGCGGATCTCTTCTTCACGCGCTGCCAGATGACGGCGGTGATATTCGTTGATTTCTTCAGCTTCATGACGTTCGATTACTCCATCTTCGAGAGCTCTCTGGATCACGGTATCAACACGTCCACGCGCTGCTGACGTTCTCATGGCACGATCAAAAAGGTCGACACGATCAAGGTCTTCAAGTTGAGGAATGTCCACCAGCAGCGCACCACGACGACGGGCAAAGTAATCTGCCAGGAGGGACGTATTCGAGATATCTTCCATGGCCTCCAGCTCGTTCACTTCGAAAAACCGGCAGCCATTCTTCTCATACAGGTTGTTATTGAACTGAGTTACTGACATGCCAAGAGCACCGGCCATAGCCTCACGGCCACCGGGATACGCTTTGCACATCGCTTTCACTACTTCTTTCAGGCTTGGCTCTACCATGTTGATTTTCCTTTTGTAGTTACTTTCAAGCAGCTGAATCTGTAGCCTTTTGGTAAAGGCTCGCATCGTACTTAAGCTTGCCTTTCGTAATTCGCTCGATGACGAACGCTTGCTTTTGAGGGATGACTTCACCCCATCGGCAAACTGCCGGGTGGGAAATCCCAAGGACACTGGCGGTTTTTGATACGCCGCCGAAGTGCTCAATGACTTCTGATTTACGCATGGTTCCTCCTGGTTAACTCACGCCTTAAAGGTAACAAAAGGTACATCAAATAGCAAACAACAGTTACAAGGAATCAATGTAACATTGGTTACATGAAAACAGAGATGAAAGACCGAATAAGATCCCGACGAGTCCAGCTCGACATAACACAGCAGACCCTGGCTAAACGCTTAGGCGTCAGCCGTGTTTCCGTAACTAAGTGGGAGAGCGGTACAACCAAACCTGATGGTGAGAACCTCCACCAGCTGGCAATGGCGTTGCAGACAACTCCAGAATGGATTCTTTACGGTCAGGGTGAGGAAACGCAGGACGATACTAAAGTTGTTCCGTTCCTTAAGCCCCCAACGGCAGTCCCCATTATCTCGGCTGTTCAGGCTGGTATGTGGACTGATACTTATGCATGCTCAAGGCTTTCTGATGTGATTTCATGGACACAAACCACTGCAAATGTTTCTGATGAAGTATTCGGATTGGTTGTTCGTGGGGAGTCTATGACTAACCCTCATGGGCTTCCATCAATCCCTGAAGGTTCGATCGTTATTGTTGAGCCTCATTATGGCCAGCTGGATGACCTTTACGGAAAAATTGTAGTAGCGATACTTGACGGCTCAGCTGAGGCGACCGTTAAAAAGCTTGTATGGGATAGTCCTTTTGCATATTTGATGCCACTTAATCCTGCCTTTAAACCCATCCCAATAGACGGTAATTGCCGGATTGTTGGGAAGGTAGTTCAGATAACCCAGAACATCTAAGTTATTCATTCCAAATGCCAGATATTCTTCTGGCATTTTTTTCGCACCTTCAGGTAACAAAAAGTACATTCACCGCTTGACCATTATAGTAACTAAAGGTACATTTAAATCACACCACGGGTACTGACAGTTACCTGTGGTGGTGTGGTGGTAAGTAGTACGGCATATGGCACATGTGCCGCAGCGGTCCGGGGATTCCTTGCATTACTTTTTCCAGATCCAGCGGGTAGCCGGAATGTGCAAGCCAGGCAAGCACGACGGCCAGAGACGTTTCACCAGCGTGGCGATCAGGTGACAGCCCAGACGATATCTGAGTGGCTATAAAAACAGATGGGAGCCGGTGGAATCCCGGCACACAACATGAAAGCGCACTCCATCAACTATCGGTTGTGGATGGCAGGTAAATAAACGAACGGAGTGCGCTTCCAGTTGTGTTAACCGTAGTAGCTGTACCAGATGCTGTGTGTAGTCTTAGCGGTCGGCAGTTTTGAATGTCCTTAATGTCGACCGCCCCTTTTCACAACTGAAAGCGCGTTCTGCGTTCAACTTGAGAGGCCGTAGTCGTTAAATCAACTCAGGAGAACGCGCTCTCAATTGTGGAGAAGCTGACTGGCGGTGGCGGCCGCCCGTTTCACTAAGTGCCCTGGTTGGGTGCTTACTAAAACGAACACCCTTAATTTTTTGTCGCCAACCGGCGAGGGATTCGTGCAACCAAAATTCAGGGTGAATTTCCACTGGAGGAACGATGAACCACCTCGAATTTATAGAGAAGAACGTGAGGGAACAGCTGATTAAACAAGGCTTTTCCTCTTCGGTGGCTCAGAGGGGGGGCGTGGCAAGCACTTGATTTGTATAAGCGAATGTCACAAGCCAGTAAGAAGGGCGCAATTTTCGACGATGTAATGAGGCACGCAAAAGCCTGGGCAGACAAGCAGGTTTCAAAGGCTGAAGTTACCAAGCGGAAACGAACCTCCCCTAAAGATCAAGGTGGCCTCTTCTAAGTTGTAAGGCCAAGAATTCAGCGCTGTGCAGAGCGCATATAACACGGAGAAACTATCCATGACGAACACACAGAACGTCACCGAGTTACAACCACGCATGACCCGGGAGCAGCTGATCGACGCAGCACGTAAGGCAGCACCTCTCCTTCCGCCAGCTTATCGCGGCATTATGACCGAACTGGCTAACCGCCTGGATATTACCAGCGTCGCGCTTTGCGAAGCGATGGCTCAGCGTAAGGAACTGGCTGTTCAGAACGCTACCTTGCGTGAAGATGTCTCAAGCTGGGCCAAAGAGTGTGACCACATTGTTGAACGCCACACGAAGAGCAGAACCAATATGCATTTACTGGAAGCCCAGCGAGAACTGCGTGAGTTGTCTACCGTCGTCGTTTCCCAAAATAACGAGGTGGCTCTCTAATGGCTAACTCATTCAAGCAAATGACACGTGACGGGACCATCAAGCGCACCGATACCGGGATGTTCATCAGCCTTGACCAAATCCATGTGCGTGAAGGTTTCAACAAACGCGAAGATGATGAGCGTACCCGCCAGGCAGATGATGACCTCTTCAACTATCTGATGAACGGTGGCTCCGTTCCCCCGCTGGAGGTTATCGCCCGTGATGAAGGTGGAGTGTGGGTTGTTGAAGGCCACCGTCGGCGTCGCTGCTATGCGCGCTGTGCAGAAGCTGGTAAGCCAGTAGACCGCATCCATATCATGCCGTTCAACGGTAACGATGTTCAGCGCCTGGCGCGCATCATGACCAGTAACAACCAGCTCCCGCTATCCGATATGGAACAGGCAGCTGTTATTCAGGAGCTTCATAACGCCTTCAACCAGACCACCAGCGAGATAGCAAAACTGGTCAACAAGTCTGTCCCTACTGTCGAAAAGCTTCTGCTTCTTAGCACAGCCAATCACGACGTTCAGAAAGAAGTTAAGTCCGGGACCGTGTCTGTAGATGTGGCCGTTGACCGAGTAAAAGAGTTTGGCGAAAAGGCCGGTGAGGTTCTTCAGAAGGATAAAGCTTCTGCTGCCGCCAGGGGGAAAAAGAAAGTCACCCGCAGCGTTATAGCGCCGGAGATTAGCGTTAAGAAAGCGCGCCGCCTTGTTGAGTTGATAAGCCTGGCCGGGATAAGTGACACGGGCGTCATCTCTCTCGAAGGGTTGGCGCATGCAGAAGCCATGGAAATTATCGACGAGCATAAAGCCATAGCTTCACAACGTTCAGGAGCACCAGCATGAAATTGAATTATGAAGAACTTGAAGCCAAGTGCGCAGCGCTGGCTGCGGAGAATGCGGGGCTGAAGGACTTTGTCAAAACCTGTTTCCGCGCAGCGGCTGATGGTGCATCGCTGGATGGTGCTGATATTCAGGAGCTTGGCGAACGTCTTGGCTTGTTTGGACGCGAGACGTATCAACCAGCGTTGCACGGCTACATCTGCGGTCATGAGGCTGGAGAGGACACCGTCTATGTCATGAAGAAAACCCCAGAAACCTCTGCTTTCCTGGCTGAAGTGCGGGCGCAGGGTGTGGAGATGTTTGCCGCACATAAGCGAGAACGACAGCAGGCTCTGCGTAGCCGAAGCATGAGGATGTCTGAAGAAGCTGCTGGCATGGCTGCTGATGCTGAGAACTTCGCTGACGAGCTTCGCAAAGGAGTGCAGTCATGAAACTGAAAATGCACACGCCGGACGGAACGGTGATTGTCGAAAGTAATCTGGTAACGCAGTTCTACCCTGATTTCGATAGCGGCGGCGAGCTGACCACCATCGAAACGGTATCGGCAACAGGAGAAACCTTCTCGGTTAAAGTAAAGCACTCGTTTATGCATGTGACTGGCGCGCTGGCTACAGCCTGGAGCGTTGACGAAAAGAAAGCAGAAGGAGCCGCCCAATGAGCAACATCGACAAACGCGCGTTACTTGAAAGCGCAGAAAGCACAATCAACATTCTGGAAAACATCGCCGGCTTCGAACCATCTGATATCGACGTCGACACCGTAGAGCTCCGCTTTGAAACTGAGGACGGATTCGATACCGGTTGTGACGTGAGCATTGTTGACCAGTGCCAGAAAGCCGCCGATGTAGTTCAGGCGCTGCTGGAGGAGCTGGAGGCTAAAGACAAGCGCAACGAACGCGCACTGTCGCTCCTGAAAGATGCCAGCCCGGAAAACGTCTGGGAAATTATAGGGCGCCTGAAGGTTGTTATCAGTGGCGATTATCGTAGTGAAGCTGAAATCGCAGCCGCAGCCGGTAAAGGAGAGTGAGCATGTCAGTAGAGCTCAAAGATAAACGCCGTAGTGGGCAACGCATTCCCGGCCTCGGACTCGCTAATGGGACGTGGTTTGCAGTTCTGGATATTCCAGGAATGGAAAAGCTTGTCAACCAACAGCATACCAATGACCCGCTTGATGTGACGCCAGCCAAAGCGAAAAAGATGGCGGATTTGGTCGTGTCATGGACACCACCGGAGGGCTGGTCGGGAGATATGGCTGCCGAGATGAAGGGCTACATCGTCGAGTTTCTTCGTGGTTGCAACGGATTCAGGAGTCATTAACCCATGAGCACTATTACCAAAGAATTCACCAAAGAGCAGTTACAGCAAATTATCGAAACTGACCACGTTCAATGTGGTGAGGCTTCGGTGCTGGCGCGTATCGCGCTGGCATCGCTCGAAGCGGAGGCTGTGTGCGTCATCGACCAGTCCAATCTTGATTATCTCAAATCGGGATCTGATGCAGACGTATGGCCAGCATCGAGAACAGAGATGGGTGATGTGCTTCTGTATCGCTCTGCCCCGCCAGCGCCGGTATCTGTGCCTGATGGATACAGGTTGCAACCATTTTCTGAATATGACGCAATGTGCGCCGCCATGCTTCAGGGTTCCGAACCTGTAACGACGACTAACAAGTTGCCAGAAGAAACCGGTTCATCTTTGCAATTGCGTAATCTCATCCGTCAGCGCCATGCTGAGTGGTCACAGGCCACGTTCGGTGATGTTGGTCCTGTCGGCCCGCTCAAGCATCTGTCGAAAGAGGCACTCGAAGCAGCAGAGGAACCTGATGATCTCAGTGAGTGGGCTGACATGCAGTTCTTATTATGGGATGCACAGCGCCGCGCCGGTATCAGCGATGGTGAAATTACAGCAGCGATGGAAGAAAAGCTGAAGGTGAATATGGCGCGCCAGTGGCCAGAGCCGAAAGACGGCGAGCCGCGACTGCATATCAAAGCAGCACCGCAGCAGGAGGTGAAGTGATGCCTAACCCATTCGATTTTGTGATGTTCGTGCTGCTGGCAATCGGCGCACTTCAGCAAATGGGGTGGCTGCCATGGTGAGCAAACTCAAACAGCGGCGCCTGCGCCGTCTTAAATCCGATGTTGCCTGGTGGAAAGGTGAAGCATCGGACCTGTACGCCAGAGTCATGGAGCAGGCAGACGAAATAGCCGAACTCCGCAGGCTGGTTATCCGCGTTCCGATGCCAGTAATTATTTCAAAGGAGATGGCCAACCAGCTTTATAACAACGAAACGAAAAGATGTCGTACCTGCAATGATGGCCTCCGTGGTGGGTGCTCATCATGCATTTTCTATAAAAGATAGCCGGGTGCAGCCGGTAAAGTGGAGAGAAACGCATGGGGCAGTTAGTAACACTTCATGAGTGGGCATCTGGTCCTAATGGATTCAAATATCCATTAAGCAACTCAGCATTAAACAAAATAGCAAAGACCAAACAGACTTATCCGCCAGCCTTAAAGCAAGGTCGACGCTGGGTAATAGATGAAGATGCTCGTTTTGTTGGCATGGTTGGCAGTGTTGATATTTCGTCATCATTATCAGACAAGGCCCGCCAGTTAGTGGAGAAAGCAATAAATGGCAGCTCGCCCCAGAAAACATAATGTCAAAATACCCAACCTTTACTGTAAGTTAGATAAACGTACTTCAAAAATTTATTGGCAATATCGCCACCCTGTAACAGGTTCATTTATTGGATTCGGAACAGATGATGAAGCGGCAAAAGCTGCTGCAATCGAGATGAACCGTATAACAGCAGAACAAGAAACTCAGCAATCTTATGCTCTGATTGATATGGCAATGAAGAGCTCAGGGAAAAAGGATCAAGGTATACGTGTTTCTGAGTGGATTAAAAAATACATCGAAATTCAGATGGAAAGGTTGCGTGACGGTGAGATAAAAAACCCTACTGTAAAATCCAGACGATTATGTTCTCAGATTCTCGCAGATAGAGTGCCAAACCTTCGCCTGAAGGATGTTGATACAAGACTCATTGCAAAAATTATTGATGAATATAAGGCAGAGGGAAAGCACAGAATGGGCCAACTGATAAGAAGCGTACTAAACGACGTGTTCAAAGAGGCGCAGCATGCTGGCGAGGTTGATCCTGGCTATAACCCAGCCTTAGCTGTAAAAAATCCAATAGCCAAAGTAAAACGAAGCAGACTTAGCATTGAACAATGGAAGTTGATTTTTGAAAGCGCAGGCTCTTTACCTCCTTGCGCTCAAAATTCTATGCTTTTGGCTTTAGTAACCGGGCAAAGGATAGGTGACATAGTCGAGATGAAGTTTAGTGACATTTGGGATAATCACCTTCATGTTACCCAAAATAAAACCGGAATGAAGTTAGCTATCCCCTTAAATTTAAGGTGCGATGCAATCGGGTTGACTCTGGCTGATGTTATTAGTAAGTGTCGCGATAGAGTAGTAAGCCCTTATCTGATCCACCATGTTAAGCATCACGCTTACGGTAAAGCGGGATCTCACGTTCCAGAAAAAACGATATCAAGATATTTTAAGGAGGCAAGAGATAAAGCAAATATTACCTGGCCTAAGGATTGCACTGCCCTTCCGCCGTTTCATGAACAGCGCTCGCTTTCATCAAGAACATACAAAGCTCAGGGTATAGATGTCAAAACTCTTTTAGGGCATAAAACCGAAGCAATGAGCGTAATGTATGGAGATGATCGTGGTCTAGAATGGAAAAAAGTTGTGATTTAAACAGGGAGTTTTGGGGAATTATTTTGGGGATGTTTTGGGGAAAGAGTTTTATAAATTAAATTCAGTCACTTAGAATTTAGCGAATTGCTCCAGAAACAGTCATCCACCAGCAACGCATGACCCAACAGCCAGCGCTCCCGCTGGCTGTTTTCTTTCAGCCCTCTCCGTCCCGTGCTAATGTAGCAAGCTACGTATTGGCAAATCACAGGTGAAATCGTTATGTCTGATGACGTGACCGGGACGACGACCCATCAGCGGCTAATCAGCTTATTAACCGAGCAGGAGGCGCGCTTTCGCGTGGTGGCGCATGAGGCCGTTGGGAAATGCGAAGCGGTCAGTGAAATTCGCGGGACCGATCTCCGGCAGGGTGCAAAAGCACTGGTCTGCAAGGTAAAAGGCAACGGCGTTAAGAAACATATTCTGGCAATCCTTGCCGCCGATCGGCAGGCCGATCTGAGCCTGCTGGCCAGCCATTTCGGTGGGCTAAAGGCCTCTCTCGCCAGTCCGGCAGAAGTGGATGCGCTTACCGGCTGCGTTTTCGGCGCCATTCCCCCCTTCAGCTTTCATCCGGATCTGACGCTGGTCGCCGATCCGCTGCTGTTTGAGCGCTTCGATGAAATCGCCTTTAACGCCGGCCTGCTGGAAAAATCGGTGATAATGGATACCCAGGACTATCTGCGTATCGCCCGTCCTGAACTGGTGACGTTCCGTAAACAATAAATACAGCGGCTGGCTAACGGTCAGCCGTTTTCCAGCAGCAGCACGGAAGCAATCAAAATAATCGCGATGATAAAAAATGATGAGGAAATAATTAGCGTTTCGACAAACATAGGATCGTTCAT